GAACGTAGCAACGCCGGGACCGATGTATTGGCGAGCAGCAGGATGCCACGCAGCGCACAGCCCAGTAGAAAGAGTATGTCCTCGATCAACTGTCAGGAGTCCCTGTGGCTGTTGTCTCCAGCGGCGTGCGAGAAATGCGCTCACGGCACCCTCACCCAGCCAGTATTACTAACGTCAGCAATCGGACGTGAATACGAAAAGGTGACTGGCAGGAAGACCATCAGCGACTTTTGTGGGGCAAAGATTTGCCACGGGTTTTCGGTAATCCCAAGAATTTCTGCTTGAGATAGCACCCTATCCCATTGAAAAATAGGACCAATCCAACCATCCCAATTTCTGCTTAAATCAGGACGGTTTCCAATATAAATTGGTTGGTTTACTTCGGGGGCGTAAGCACCAATTCCGGTAGAAGATGATGATGAGACACTTTGACCGTTGAAATAAAAACCCCCTACACTGTCAATGCCATCGTGCGTTATAAATAAACAACCAAACAAATTAAGCGCAGCCGGGACAGTTACTATTCTTTCGTACAGTTTAGTTCCTGCGGTGCTGTTTCTCCAGACTCGAAAAGACGTACTTGAAAACAATGTCACGCCTTCACTTCCGCCCGCAGCATCTGAAGCAGTAGGTTTTGTAAAAAGCCGAGCTAGAGCGCCACCACCTGTGCTTATTGCATAAAACCAAAATGCCTGCGTTCTTGGACCGTCTTTTTGTATTACGTTTGGGATAGTAATGTGGTCTGAAGTGGCGCTGCCAAACGTCGCGCCGAAGCCAGCGCCACGCATACCATTCAATGCAGAAGAGTGAATTGCTTTTGAACCAACAACTGTTGTATAAGCAATGTTATTGACTAGCTCAATCCTGTTTGCCGAGTCAAACGCAAGACTTAATTTTTCTGATGTTGGGCGCGACCAATCAACCTTCAGGAGTCCCTGCGGTTGTTGCCTCCAGCGCCGTGCAAGAAACTGAGCCATTGCTCAGATCGCCAAGCCCCAGACCTCGGAAATCTGCACCGAGCCAGCAGTCAACGTGACGCCAAGATCGTTCTTCAGGACAAGCTTCGTTTTTGTGGGCAGAACTCCACCATACGCTGCTGCAAGAGAAAAAACTTTTCTATGTGCAGTTGTGTCGTTCATCGGAAGCGATCCGACGAAGTGCAAGTCCGACTCATTAGTCGTTGCAGTCGTTGCGCTTTCAGGACCGGAACCGAAGTTCGTCCCATCAAGACTGCCCTTTGCAAACACAACGATCTGCTTATTGCCAGTCGGGGTAGTTCCCGTCGTTGCGGTCACATCGATCAGCACATCCAACGGATCGTTTGTCGAATGGTTGATCTCAGCGGACACTACATACAGGCTCGTGGCTGGATTCAGCGTCGAGAACCCCGTGACGGTCAGCGCCGATGCGGTCTGAACTTCACTTTTGATTGTTGCCATTATTTGCTCTCAATGTTGGGGCGGGCTTCTCGTTGGTCTGGAGTGGATGATCTGGTTTGTTACAACCAAACAGCATCAGCCACATCAACAAGATCCAAACGAGAACCCACGGGTTCAAGCTAGTGCTGCCTGTACGTCGTGCTGGAAGACATAGCCAAGACCAAGAACCTCTGCGCGAGACGCAGGCTGCACCGCCATATTCTTGATGAGGTCTGCCTCGACTTGAGTCAGTACAGCAGGGACCAGCGCATCGAGAAGAGTCCGCGTGTTTGCATGACCAACATCGATGCCGTCGCTTGTAACGAAGCGCATTGCCCACTTCACCGCAGCGTTTCCGCTTGATGCAGCTTCCAGCTTGTCGAGGACCGCAGCACCAGCAGTACCGTGAGCGGCAAGCACGGCGCGTGCAGTTACGAATCGCTCTTTGACCATCGTGTAGATGCGAGCGTTCATCATGTCCGCGAGAACACCCGGCGCGCCGGGCATAAACGCCGCATAGCCGCGATTCAGAGGATCGTCTTGAAGTTCAGATTGCAGACTCATAAGTCACCTTAGTTGTCGATCTGGAACGTCAGAGCAGCGGCAGCAAAAGACGGAGCCGCGTCACCGTTGTTAACAGTCTTGCTGGTCGTCAGTGCGCCGTAGATCATCAGGTTGCCGCCAGAGGCCGCATCAAAGATCCCGAAGCCGGTGATCACACCCCAGCTTGCAGTCGGAGCAGGGAACGTCACCGCGCCGTTGTTCGATGTGGTTCCGGTGTTACCCGAAGAGGCCACAGTCGAAGCAGCGGCTTGTGTGCCAGCCCAGTTCGCAAGCGACGAAGTAATCGCAACGCGAGCGTAAGAACCGCCAGACACCTCAGTGCCAGCGGTTGAGTCGGTCGGGTTCGCAGTGAACAGGCCAACGTAGGTTGTGGTGGGTCCGGTGCCGGTGCCCGTAGCCATACCCAACGTCTGACCGCGAAGCAGCCAGTCGATGAGCTTGTTCTCGAATGCGTCGGTAAAAGCAGCCATTTTTTGTGTCCTTAAAAGTCAGCGCGAAGTTTGAATTTCAGTACGTCGTAGACGGTCTGAATGGTTCCGTCAGCAAACGTGATTTCCACTTCGCCCTCATAGTTGCCGGCATCGACATTGAGAGCGCCAGCAGGCCAATTGAAAGATGCGCGGCCACCCGACCCCGCAACGTCGTAAGGAGCCGTTGATGTGATCGATCCATCGTCGTTCACGAATCCGGTCAGTAAAGTGCCGGTGATCGTTTGCAAGACGGTCGTTGAGCCTTCTGCGCGAAAGTACAACCTCACCGAGCCGCCGGGGAACGGGATTGCCGCACCCAGCTGGTTCTTGCAGGAGATGACAATCTGAGGTCTGGTGTCGCCCTGAACGAGCTTGATTCGTTCCGTCATACGGCCCTCGGGATTCGGAATCTGCGCATGCTGGCAACGCTGTCTTGCGAAGAGGTCAAGCGCGCTTCGCGCATCCCGCGCTCAAACGCACTGCGGTGCGCCATAGCCAGCTGAGGATTGCTCCACGACTGTCCGGGGATTAACAGCAGGCTTGACTTAGCGCCGTACGCGATTTCTTTGTAGTAACGCTCGGCGATAGCATCCGGAATGGATGTCGATGCACGAAGAGGTGCCACAGCAAAGCGGATGTACAGCTTTTCGGTAAGCGCTTGATCGGCGATCGGCACGAGACGAATTGCCGTTTCCGATGAGTAGGTAATGACCAGCGGCCGACCGATATCTGTCTGCCACGGCTTGCCGCTTGCGAACAGATCTTCTCGGGACATCCGGTCCATCTGGTTCTGGCCCAACATAGCCCGCAAGACTTGTACAAGTCTGGTTCCAGTTGGGATGTCCAGATCCACCTCTGTCAGCCCCTTAGTGATGCTTACGGGGTCTTGATCGACGGTATATACCAGCGCGTTATCGCAGAACTCAATCGAAGCGTCCCTGACAGCCCTCTCGATAGTCGTGTCGGGGCAACCGATGACTTCGGGAAGGATTTCAGGGACTAACGCCGAGTACAGCATCAGCCAGCAGCCGCAGCACGCGGCGGACGGCCGCCGATGTTCGCAGTGTTCGGGCTGGTGATCTGGTTGACCTTATTGCCCAGACCAAGAGCGTTCATGAACTGCGTGTAGTGCGCTTGAGCGCGCTGTGCATTACCAGCGTACTCGCTGTCTTTGGAGAACGCCCGATAGCAAACGTAGTCAACGATCGCTCCGGTGTAAATGTCCTCTTGAGTCAGCTGCGTCGAAGAGATGCTGCCAGTCGTGATGTCGGTAGGCGTTTGCCCGTAGACGATTTCGATCTGGTGGCCTGCAGTTGCGGGCGGGTACACGTAATACTGGCGCGGGTTGCGCTCGTCGTACATGAAGTGCTTGATGATTGCCGAAGCCGTCTCGGTATGCCAGTCGGGCTTTTGCGCGTCGAGAATCTCGCGCTCGACAACCCGAATCGCTTTGCCGGGCGTACCAGCAGGCATGTTTCGCGTCACGTCGATCAGTCGAACACCGTCAGTCGGCAGCGCGTAGCGGGTGCCACCGGCAGTCAGCGTGACCGTCGAGGTCGTCGCATACAGGTCGGGACGGGCAATAGAAATCTCGCGCCGTGCGTCGTTCAGATAGCGCAGCAACTCATCTTGCGGCCACCGAACATTGGTTTGGTCTTGAATGATGTCTGCCGCTCGGGTCAGAACATCGGATGCTGTCAGGGCCATTCGTTACCTCACTAAGAGCCGGAGAGGGCCTAAGCCCCCTCCGTTACGTCATCACTTGCTAACGAGACTCTCAACGAGCGCCTTCGGCGTCACGACTTTGTAGCCGTAGACGTTCAGGCCGCGCATGATGTCGCCAAAGGTCGCTTGCGAGCGCAGGGTCTCGACTTTGGTGACCTGCGAAGCGAAGGTCAGGCCTTCTTTGACGCCAGCGAAGATGCTGTAGCCGGTCTTGGCGGTGCCACCATTGGTGTCGGTGGTGCCAGTCACCTTCGGCAGCAGGTTCGACACATAGACCGTGAAGCGGTCGATGGTGCCAACCTGACCGTTGCGAGCGATCGAGGTTGCGTCACCAGACACGTACACGTTCTTCAGGTCGCCCTTCTTGAGCATCGCTGCGAACCAAGCAGGCACAACCACGAACCGACCGGACTCCGGCAGGTTCTGCTCGTCCATCGCCTGACCGAGGTCAAGCAGGTGATCGAGAGGGGTACGCTTGGTGCTGGTTGCGCCGGCACCAGCCGAAGCGGCCGGGTCGATTGCCAGAGCAATAGCGCTCGCGCCAGTGGCGTTGTAGAAGCCCAGAGGCAGGTTCTGATCGATACGACCACCCAGAGGCGAAGCCTTCGAGGTGCCACGGTTTGCGGCGTCAGCGCCACCAACAATGCCAGCCAGCACATTGGTGTCGATCTTGATCTTCATCTGCTGTGCGGCATCGTTCGAGAAGATGTCCATCAGACGCAGGTCTGCTTGGGTCTTGTCGATGTCGTCAGCAACCACCGAGAAGTAGTGGCCTTTGTCGATGTTCAGTTCCACAACCGAGGTCGCAGGAACTTCGCTCGTCAGCGCCAGACCTTTGGTGTAGTCGTTGATCGTGATCGAAGGAACGGTACGGATCTTGACTTTGTCGCCCTGATCTTTGATCTCGCCTTCCCA